ATGACGGAATGGCTTCAGCGCACAGTACCGTTCGCAGATGACCCACGTGACGTCCAAGAGGCGCTCTATGCTGCAACGATGGCTGAGGCGGCAGCAGGCCGCTTGGATCCCAAGGTCGCTCTGTTGACGCGCAACGAGAACTTCCAGCGCACTCACTTGCTGCTATCGCCAGCTGCGGCGAAGTACGTAAGCCTTCTGCCCGGAGAATGGGAGCCGGTCGACCCCACGCCATTCGGGTGGGCGATTAGCTACAGCGCTGGCGCCTCAGCGATTGAACTCGGCCTGAGATATCCTGCTCCCGGCGAGTGACTGAGTTAAAAAAGGCCCCGAACACGAAGTTTGGGGCCTTCATCATTTTTTATCAGGCTTCCTGAAGGAGCCTGCCTAGTAGCGGATGCACGAGCCATCCGTGTTGGCCCATCCGATCACGTTTGATCGATAGTGGTCTGTAACTTCGCCCCAGCTATACATAGTCGGATCGCCCGGGTAGCAACCCTGCCTTGCGCCACCAACCAGGGTCGTAAGTGAAGCATCAGAATAATAGGAAAACTCGTAGATATAATAACCCGACTGGACCGCAGCCTCTGCCGGATTAACTGACAGGGCTGTTGTGCCGACAACAGCGGCCGCCAGAATGGAAAGGCTCGTAAGTCCTACGGCGATACGTTTCGCGTTGATCAAAACAGTCTCCCACCTCTCGTTCTTGAGAACCAGGACTGTCATCAGGCTTCACCGTTACGTCAAATAACATCGGTGTGTATTTGGCGGGAGCGGCCCACTGCCCGCCTAGCCGAGCGATGCGGCGGGTTTGAGCGAGGGCCCAAGAAGAAAGGCCCCACCCGAGAGGGAGGAGCCTTGCTTTGGGCGAAGCGCCCGATTTGCCTGATGTCAGGGATTACTGTTCCGGTGTCAATGGCCGGCAAGAAGAAGGCCGCCCGCCACGAACGAGGCTCCTAACAAAATCCATGCGACAACGAAGGTGCCAAGCGCAGACCACCACCAGAACGGTTTGGCCTCTCCGTTAATGAGAAACCCCTCCGAGAAATACCCGGCCATGGCGGATAGAATGGCCAACCATAGCGCCAAGGCGGCGCAGCCTGCGGACGCCAGCATACTCATCCGTTGGTTTTCGGCGAGCTCAGAAATCTGATTTGCAAAAGCAAAGATCGCAATGAGCACGCCGGAGCACGAGGTGATCAATCCCGTGATGGCGACCTTCGCCATCTCGACAACTGACGGCTGGTGGTTGTCACTCATCCGATCTCACTCCAAGCCATAGGCGATGGCTGCGCAATCCAGCGCATCCTGAAGAGATTCGGCCGACGCCGTTATCACTGACCCGCTGTTCGAGAGGCCGCGCAGGTTCGCTCCCTTCCCGGCCACCTCCCGCAGCGCCCAGACAGCACGCCCCAGCCGCTCGACGTCGCTCTTGCCTAGCGCGCCCCTGAAGGTCCGGTCCTCCTCCTGAATCATCGCCTCAAGGTCGCGCACGAACTCCTCCCGCTCCCGGCGCTTCTGGGCGAAGCCTTCACCGCCGCGGACGATGTTGCGCAGGGCCGGGTCCAGTGTCGGAGGGGTCAGGCCCTTCTCCGGGTCCAGCAGCTCGTAGTCCGCCCGATAGCGGAGCCCAGCGGCGTGCTGGGTGCGGGTGATCGACCCGGCCGTCAGCAGGGTTTCCAGCCCGTCCCGCGACGCCCGCGGCGCTCCCCTCGCCTTCTCATGATCCGAGACACCGATGTCGAAGCCGCGAAGGGCTTCCAGGCTCCGCAGCTCCTCTAGGTTCGCCTTTGCGTCCCGCTCGAGGATGGTGGCGTCGATCTCAGCGTCCAGTGCCCGGAACATGCGTTGGCCGTCCCGCTGCTGGTCCAAGTCAGGCGACGCGACCTTGGCCTCGGCCGCCATGAACCGCAGCGCCTGGCTGTCGGTCAGCCGGACGCCCCGGATAGAAACCGGCGCCGTGTTGTCGTTCGCCGCCTCGATGTTGTCGTTCGCCCCGATCACCCTCGGCATAGAGGGCTTGGCGTAGCGCTTCCGTTGCTGGCGCTTCTTGGCGCGGTCGGCCTTGCTCATGCTGCGTTCTCCTGAGGGGCGATATCGTTGGCGGCGAGAAGATCGGCTGGCGCCCATTTGGCGAAGTCAGCCTCGATTTGCTGCCAGTTCGTTGGATGCTGGGCCTGCAAGTCGGGCGTCCGGTCGCAGCGGACGTAGAGGCCCTTGATGCGGTCGGGCGTGAGGAAGCCATGATAGGCATCGGTCCATCGGCTAGGACTGATCCCGAGGTGGTTCATGTCCCGCCGGGTGACGCCCCCACGCCGCTCCAGCAAGATCAGCAGCTTGATCGCCTTCACCTTCCATGCAGTCAGGGCCACAGGCGAGGGTTTGCCGCCTTCAACATCGGGGACGTAATCCGGCAGGGGGCAGCGCTGGCTCGGAAGCCACGAACGCCATCCCTTGACGCTCCAGCTGTCGCCCCCGTTCTCGTCGGGCAACGACGATGGATGGACGTAGACGCTAACCTTTCCGCCCCAGTGCTCTTCCCGGCGCACCGTCAGAATGCTCAGTCCAAGGGCAGCCGCGATGGGATGCATGTTTGCCTGGACCTTGTCGGCCGGGACCAAGACAGCCCTGTAGTCTGGTCCATGCTCGGACGCCCATCGGTGATCCGGTAGCGCTTGGCAGAGCACCTTGGCGTTCAACGTCAGCTTTGCCTCGATCCCGATCTGGACGCCGACCTGATCAACGAGCAGCAAATCCCAGCCCGCTGTCTCAGGATAGACGGTCCAGACCGGCTTTTGGCGCTGCCCCGGCGCGCAGCCAGCGTTGTGGCGGGCATGGTGGTTGTTCTGGCCACGCACATCGGCAACGAATGCCGCGACCAGATCAGCTTCCGTGGCGAAATCAGGCGTCTTAGTCACGCTGCATCTCCTTGGGCGAACAGGTCGGGTTTGTGGTCGTTTGCGGCGGGCGCTGGCGCGTGCCCAAACTCGGCCAGCAGGGCGGACGGGACGCGGCAGGCGGGATGGCCCGGCCTGGGCCCGGCGTCATCGGACGGCCAGTGGCCGTTCAGGCGGTATTCCCGCAGCCAGCGGCGCCAGCGGTCGGTCTCGGATGGTGCAGACCGGCTCTGCGCGGCGGCCACGGCCGTCTTCGGAGCGTTCTTGATCGCCCGGTCGCACCAGTTCCGCCACGTCGCGGCCCAATCGGCGTATCGGGCGTCGTTGCCGATCGACCAGTTGCGGAAGCGCTCGGCCTGGTTGGCCACGTCGAGGTTTGCCCCGACCGACCGGGCCTTGGTTTGCTGCTCGGCGATGGCGTCGGCAGACGGGAAACCATCGGGGATGGCCCGTTTCGGCTTCCGGCGAGATGGCTCGGCAGGCTGATCGGCTTGGGGGACTACAGGGGGTTTAATTTCGCGGGAGGGTGTGGGTGGTTGGGGGGTCTGGGGGGAAGGAGGGAGAGGGAGGGAGGCGTCATTCTTTGCGTCAGAAAGAGCGTCAGGCCTGACGTCAGAAATGACGCTCTCTGACGCTTTCTGACGCTTACGCTCCTCGTAACGCGCTTGGCGCTCGGCAGCGGACGAGCGGGGATTCTTCTGCCCAGCCTGCTCGATGGCCTCGACAGCAATGGCGATCACCTCAGGCGTCGCGCCTGCTTCGACTAGGCGTCGGACGGTGTCGGCTATGCTCATGCCGCGCTCCTGTCAGTGATGAGGTCAATCTCAGCCCGATACTGCTGGGGCTCGGAGCCCTCGGAGCCGTGGCGGTTCTTGGCGATGATGACGTCCATCACCGTGCGCTTCAGGGCGACCTCGGCCTCCCAGAGCATGTGTTCTTCGGTGCCAGCCTTCGGCTCGGCCTTCTGGAGGTAGTAGACCTCGCGGAAGGGGAAGAGGACGGCATCGGCATCCTGTTCGATAGAGCCCGACTCCCGCAGGTCCGACAGCATCGGGCGCTTGTCGTCGCGCTGTTCGACCGAGCGGTTCAGTTGCGATAGCAAGATGATCGCGATCTTGGCTTCGCGGGCGAGCGTCTTCAGCGCCCCGGTCATCTCTGCGATGGCGGACGCCTCGTTGCGCCCAGCCAGAGCCGGCCGGCGCATCAGCTGGAGGTAGTCGATGCCGATGGCAGCCAGGTCGCCGCGGCGCTTCATGGCCCAGACGGCGCGGGAGACGTCCTCGACGGACACCCCTGCCCTATCCCGCAGCCAGAGGTTCTTCGGGATCTGGCCCTTCACGGCATGGAGCGTCTGCAGGTCGAACGACGTAAGCGGCGCCACCTTGGCGATGTCAGAGAAGCTCACCGGCTGCTCATGCGTTGCCGTCAGGCGCGACAGGGCCCGGTCGTTCAGCTGGTCGGTGTCCATCTCCAGCGAGAAGCCCGCGAATAGCTTGGTCTGGTTCCGCAGGGCAGCGCCGTAGAGGACGTTGCCGAGCAGCGCCGTCTTGCCCATGCCCGGGCGTCCGGCCATGACGATCACCGATCCCGGCATCAGGCCGCCCAGGCGCTTGTCGATCGACGACAGACCGGTCTGCACGCCCTTCGGCTTGCCGGTGGCGACTTCCAGCTCCAGCCGGTCCATACGCGCCTGCGCTGCGTCATGGGCGTTCACGAACAGCGCGTCTTCCGGCGCAGCGCCACGCTCGGCTGCTTCCAGCTCGGAACGCGCGAGGGCCACGGCCTGATAGCCCGACAGTTCAGGATTGCGGGCCTGATGCATGGCGTCGGCCGCCATCTTGATCAGGCGGCGGCGAACGGCCGTGTCAGCTACCAGAGCGGCGTAGTCCCGCGAGCGGTTGGACGGCGGGGCCCGGTCGACCAGATCGAACAGGTAGCCGAAGCCGCCGAACTCTTCGAACGCGGGGTCAGCCGTGAAGGCCGCTTGTAGCGTCGTCGGCTCGGCCAGCTTCCCAGCGGTCACCAGCCCAACGATGGCCGCGTAGAGCCGCTGATGGAACGGCTCGCTGAAGTCCTCGGCCGTGACGACGTCATGCACCTGCCGGTGGACGTCGTTGTCGAACATCAGCTGGCCCAGCAGAGCCTGTTCCGCCTCCAAGTTAAGCGGGAGGGCGTTGGCAGCATCTTCGGCGTCGCGGGGGTCATCCATCATGCCGCGCGCTCCGTGTCGAAGAGCGGGCCGCATTTGATAGCCTCGACCCGTTGGATCGCGGCGTCGGCAAAGCGGTTCAACTGCTCGGCAGCGGCCGGGTATCGTTTCGCGCGAGCCTTCGCCTCCCGGCGCATCAGCCGGGCGTAGTGAAGTTCCATGTCGATGATGTCGGAACGGTTCATGCCGCCCGCTCCCGGTCCTCGTTGTCGTTGGCGAACAGGTCGAACAGCGACGGGATGGCCAGCTCGCGCTCAGCGATCTGCAGGTGCTTCACGCCGTCGAGGAAGTAGGTCGGGTTAAGCTCGGCGGCGCGGCCCTTACGGCCGAGGCGGATGGCGCGGTTGGGGACAGTGAACAGCCCCCCGAACGGGTCGTAGACGGTTTCGCCCTTCATGCTCCACCGTTCGATGCAGCGATCAACGATGTCGAACTGCAGCGGGCAGATGTGGTTTTCGAGGCCGCGCTTCGACTGCTCGCCGTTCAGCGTGAGCATACGGGTCACATCGTGCCAGACATCAGGGTCGTTCGACCCTGGCGCCAGCGCCATAAAGGTCGAAGGCAGGGCGCCGCGCAGTTCGAGGGCCTCACCGATCCTGACGTGGGCCTCGTAGTCATAGATGCCGGCGAGGCTGGCCGCCATGAACGCCTTCACCAGCTTGTCGGGTGACAACTTCGCCATCTCGTCGGGCGACAGGTGACGATCACCTGAGGACCGCCAGAAGGCGTGCGCGTCGACCTGCCACCGGGCGAGGCTGTAGTCCGCCTTGGAGCGGGCAATGCGCTCGTCCGCATAGCCCTTCGACAGATCCGTCTGCGGCTTGAAAAACAGGCAGACGTATTCCGGCGAACCGACCCCCATCTTGGAGCCGTCCTTGCACATCTCAGTGTAGCCGAGGCGGTAGGTCTGATTGTTCTCCCGCACCACGTCGGTGACGATGGTGATCATGCCGGCGAAGACGAAGCCGTGCTTCTGATAGTGGGCGATGGTCTCGGCGTGGAAGGGCGAGACCGACGGCCGGCCGTAGCCGGTGACGCTGCCGAACAAAATCCGGTCCTTGACGTGGATCGCGGCGATCCGGCCGGGCGCCAGGACACGAAACAACTCCGGCGTCAGGAAATCCATCTGCGACCAGAAGTGCCCGTTGTCGTCGGTGTGGCCGAAGTCAGCGTAGTTGGGGCTGTACTCGTAGTGATTGGAGAAGGGGATGGAGGTCACAATCAGGTCGACCGCGTTCTCCGCCATGGAGCGGGTTTCCTCGACGCAATCGTTGTTCGCGACGATCCAACCCTCGCCGGATGCTTCGACGCGCTCCACGCCCGTCGCCCTGGCGAACTCGGCGCCCATCTCGCGATGGTTCAGACCGTACTTGCGGATGATGTCGGACATGATCTGGCGAAGCTCCTTGTCGCGGGCCCACTTCGCTTCCAAGTCGCGACGGACCTCGCGCTCGGTTTCGGCGTAGACGATGTCGATCTCGACAGGGTGCGTCTGTCCGAACCGTTGGATGCGGTGGATGGCTTGGATGAAGTCGTTGAACTTGAAGCCGACGCCGGCGAACACGGCGCGGTGGCAGTGGCGTTGGAAGTTGCAGCCGGATCCGGCGATCACCGGCTTGGCGGCGAGGTCGCGGATTTTGCCATCGGAGAAGTCGATGATCGCCTGCTCGCGCGCGTCGAGATCCTGCGTGCCGTAGATCGGCACGACGCCCGGCACGGCCGCTTCCAGGGCCCGGCGTTCGTCCTCCAGGTCGTGCCAAAGGATGAAGTGGTCATCGGGGCTGGCGGCGCGGATTTCGGCCACCTTGGCGATCCGTGTCGGGAGGGTGTCCCGCCGTTCCTTAGCTGCCTGGGCCAGGCCCATGGCCGCGTTCTTGAACAGCGCGATCTGCCCGTCGCGGTCGGCTTCAGTCGCCGTCAGGTCTGTTTGCACCTCGTGCCAGCGCACGTTGATCGCAGGGAGCTCATAGCCGTCATCGCTGAACCCCAGGTCCGAAGGCTTCTGCAGGAAGATCGCCCAGCTGTTCACCCACAGCCAGAACTCGCGCTCCTTATGCGGATAGAGCGTCAGGTCGCCCGCCTTCTCGCTGTTCCGCTGGAAGAAGCGGGTCAGAGCCTGACCTGTGTCCATGATGCCGAGGAAGCCGGCATAGTGGATCAGTTCCTTGAAGCGGTTGGGCGAGGGCGTGGCCGTGGCGACGTGGCGGTAGGGCACCTTGTCGAACAACGGCAAGAACGTCTGGAAGGTTTTGGAGCCGAAGGAACGCAGGCACGAAGCCTCGTCCAGCGAGGCCCAGGTGAACGCGGCCGGGTCGACCCTCCCGTCCCGCACGCTCTCGTAGTTCGTCAGGCTGATCCCGGGCCCAGCCTCAGCGGTCGAGCGGATGAACTGCGGCTCTGCTTCCCATCCCAGGACCTTGACGGCATCGCGCTTGAACTCCTGGCGCACACCGAGCGGCAGGACGATAAGACCGCGTTGATCCATGCCGTGGACGCGGTGCGCTTCTTCTAGAACGAGGCGGCCTGTCTCCAACTGGATCGTCGTTTTTCCGAGGCCGAAGGCGGTGAAATAGGCGCGGCGGCCCCCCCGCACACCCCAGCGGGTGATGGCGGCGGCGTGAGGCTTCATGGCCGGGTTGATGCGGGCCGGGTCGACGTCGAAGCCCGTCTCCTGCGCAGGCGGGGACTTGGCGGCGATGAACTCGCGATAGGCGTCGGTCATTCCTCGCCCCCGTCATTCGCCGCCGTCAGCCTGCTCCAGGCGTGTTCAGCGGCAGCGTTCTTCACGGCCTTGGGCAGGCGGTAGATCGCGCAGACGTCGGCCGCGACCGAGTTCAGCGCCGTGGCGGTCTCGACGCGGCCGATCAGGGGCCAGCGGAACTCCGCCGCAATGTCGATCAGGTCGCCGAGGAGCGCGGCCTGTTCCTTCGGATCGGCCACGTCCTGCATGAGCGAGCGCACCGTGCGGCGCGCCGTCATGCGCAGGAACATCGCGCGAGAAGAGCGAGCCTGTTGGTTGGTCGCGTTCTCCCGGCTGCGGTCGATCCGTTCAACGAGGTACTTCTCGCGCTGGCTCACGCAGCCCTCCCCTGATCCCAAGGGGTGGCCTCAGCACGACGGGCCGGGCGACGCTCGCCGAACCCGAAGGCTTTAGACGCGGCAAGCACCCTGCCGACCGCTCGTTTATGGTGGGTCGGGCAATAGGTCTCGGTCGCGCCAGTGGCGGCGGGATCGACCGGCTGACCGCAGCACATCTGCCCGGAGCCCGAAACCTCTCCGACCGGCCATGAACACTGGAACCGGCGGCGATCAATCAGTTGGATCGAGGTGTCATTCGCAGCTTCAATGAAACCGTCGATGATCCCGGCGCCATGCTTGGCGAAATGCTCGCGCTTTTTGGCCGCCTCCTCAGGGCTGGAAGGCGCAAACCGGCCGAAGCTGGACGCCGGCGCAGGCTTGTCGATCCTTATCCCACCGGTGCTGCGGTTGCGCTTCACGGCTGGGGCGCGGCCAGTCGAAGCCGGGGGAGACGCCTTCGCCCCCAGGCGCTCGCGCGTCAGACCAAGACAATGCACCTTGGCGATGACAGAGTTTCTGGATCGGGACGGTAGTGCCCGCGCGATCTCCGTCGCCGAGCTCCCGGCCAACCACATCTTCTTCATCGTCTCGATTTCGTGGTCATGCCACGCGTTCAGGATCGTGCTCATGCTGTCCTCGCTGCGTTCAGAGGTTCCCAGCGCCTGGCATGGGAGGGGTGACGAAGCTGGACGGCGCAGAGCCAGATGCCGAAGGCGTCCGCTTCATCGGAGGTTTTGGGGTCGAAGCCGTAGGCCCGGCAGGCGGCCATCATCGCGGGCTTCTCGGCCCGGCCGTTGCCTGTCAGGACCTTCTTCACCTGCGATGTGGCCACCTCGGCGCATTCAATGCCGGCGCGGTGCGCCACCATTTCGGTGACGCCCGCCATGCCTTGCAGCTTCCGGGTCGTGGCGATCTGCGTCTGTCCCGCCAGGATGGGGGCTTCGAACACGATCAAGCTGGGCCCGACCTCGCGCACCTGCGGCCGCAGCCAGTCCTCCCAAGCTGAGAGGAACAGGCCGACATCAGCGCCGGTGGACGGCAGGCGGAAATGGCTCAGCGTCGGGCGCGTGTCAGGAGCGCCGATACAGAGCCCCGTCTGGGTTGCGAGGTCGAGCGCCATGATCATCAGGCTGCGTCCTGCTGATGCTCGGTGTCGTCGCCGTCGTCGTTGGCAGCATCCTCAATGTCGATCTGGTCGTCATCTTCGGAGACCGGTGCCTGGGCCAAGCGAGCGGCAAAGGCGCGGCGCACCGTGGCCTGCCCTTCCTCATGGCCCTCGCCATAGGACTGGATGCAGTCGTGCGGGCACTCCTTGGGCGCCTCGTTCGCCCAGCCCTTGCCGGCCAGACCATCGCGGAAGCCGATGTTGCGCCACTTCAACTGTTCGCGGACCGGGTCAGGGGTCGCGTCGGTGCCGTAAAGTTCCAGTTGCGAGCCGATGGGCTGGCGCATGGCCTCGGCGAACCAGTCGCGCTCGGCGTAGAACTGCTTGACCTCTTCCGGGGTCCATTCGAGCAGGCGGACCTGTTCGTCGAGGACGCCGAGCTTGATGCCCTTCGCCTTCAGGCCTTTGCGGAAGCCGCTAATCTCGGCGTTCAGCTTCTTCCGCTTCTCGTTCCACTGAACCATTTCGTTCGCGGCCATGCGTATGTCGTCGTGCGACGGCATGCCGTTATCTGGCTCGTTCGGAATGGCGCCGATCGTTCCTTGAACGTCGGGGTACTGGTCATTGTCAGCTTCGAGCTTCTTGGCCATCTGGCCCTCCATCAAGACCGCTCAAACGGGGCGGTCAGTCCCGTTCGGTCAGCGCTGTTGGGCGCGCGCTTTGCACTGGTGGTAGAGCGACAGCAGCGAGCGCAGCGCGCCCTTCACCAGCGGTAGGGACGCGGCGCCGTCACGGCGGCAGAACTCGTCGTCAGCGGTCCGACGGATGATCTCTGAGACCAGATCGCCGCTCTCGGCCGAGAACTTTGCCAGCTGGGCCTTCAGCGTCGCGTCGTCGATCACTTCGGCCGGGATGAAGACACCGCCAGCGCGCAAGGCGATGTGTTCGGCCAAGGCGGTTCCGCCCTTCTCGGCCAGCTTGCAGGCGTCGCTGAACGACAGCCCTGTGCGGGCATTGGCCGAGGCGTCCTCGTCGCTCACGGTGTAGGCCCACCAGACCTTCCGATCTGCGGCGGTCGCCATCCTCTCAGCGCCGCCGAGTTGGTTCATGGCGTCGCTGATCGCCTCCCAGACAGTGCCGGGCTCGCGGGGCTTCATCGGTGCGAAGTTCTTCATGTGTTGCCCTAAAGGCCAAGGTTTCGTTCAGGGGCGACCGACCCCGGTGATCAGGCGACGGTCGGGCTTGGTTGATCGGGAGAAGGCGATTGAGCTTCGTCGTTCGCGGCATTCGGCTTTTCAGCGGGTACGCGCGGGAAGAAGGGGGCGAGCGTCCGCTGCGTGAAGTCACGCGCCTTTGCGGCCTCACGCTCGGCGGCGAGGACTTCGCGGATCGCTTCGATCTCGAACGGCAGCGCGCCAGTGATCGTCGCCAGCGCCGCCAGGGCATCCGTCTCGCGGCCTTGGGTGGCCAACTCGTTGGCGCCGATGATCAGGCCGTAGACCGTCCCCGCGTTGATCAGGGCTTCCTGGCGTCGAAACTGGAGAGCGGCCGATGACAGCATGTCACGCCGCCTCGCTGGCGGGGGCGTCATCGTTGGCTGGCGTTGCTGCCGCCGCCTGGGCCAAACGCTCCAGCGTCGCTACAGCCCGCGGGCGCCAGCTCGCTTTCTGCCAATCGATCAGCGTCGTGTACGGAACGCCAGATCGACGTGACAGCGAGGGAAGCCCTTCACTGTTTGCAGCATGTGCGATGACACTAAGAATGCGATCCAGGTCTTCCATATGAAGGAAGATACGAAACTTCGTATTTGGTCGCAAGAGAAATACGAAACATCGAAGTTACGAAATGTCGTAGCACGTGCCAGAGAATGGTCCATGGACCTAGCTGAACGTCGTCGCGCACACTTCCTCGACTGGCTTGATACTTCCGAGTGGAACGCCAAGTCGTTGGCCGAGCACGTGGGCATTCCCTACACGACGCTTCACAGCTACACGAAAGCCACCGGCTCCCCGACCCGCAGCCTGCGCGGCGACACCGAAGCGCAGATCGCGGCGAAGCTCGGCCTCTCGATCGAAGATCTTTTCGGGAGCCCGGCCCCCACGAACTTCATCCGCGCTTGGCGTGAATCGATGTTCTGGACCGAAGCGGAACTGGCCGAAAAGATTGGTTCCGACGAAGCCTATGTGCGGGGCGTTGAGAGCGGCGACATCCCCCTTTCGCCGAAGGTGCTTCTACGTTTTGCCGACGGTTTCGGCGTGCAACCAGGCCGGCTCAAGGCGGATCCAGCCGACGTGAACGTCGAAGCAGCGGAGCTATTCTCGCACATTGCACCTGAAGACAGGCCGCGGGCACTTGAGATGCTGAAGGTGTTTGCGCGCACGGGCACAGAAGGCTAAGCCTGCCCACACAGAACGACGTTCTACACGAGTCCTCATGCGCAATAAGATCATAGCGGCCATCGGCGCCGCAGCCGTCATCGGCGGCGCCTTCGCGGCTAGCGCCATCCTCAATCCGGAGCCGACGGTCCCAGCTTCAACACAGGCCATGCATGAAGTGGGTCCCGGCTTCTTCGTTGTCGCGGTCCAGCCCAATGCCGATCCAGCAACGTTCGAAGATCTCGCCGGCCTGAAATGCCTGGACGTCGACAATTGCATGGTCGGTCTCTGGAAGCAGGGCGAAGAGCCGACGGCCCTCCCCTTCACCGAGGCGCAGATCAAAGCCCAGCTCTTCGCTTACGCGGTCAACCGGGAGACAGGCTTCAAACGAGTGGCCTGGGACTGTGCGTCCTACCCGGCGACGCCGCGCAAGGACTGCATAGCTAAGGCCGGCTAACACGCGCCACCTGCTGCTGACGGCGAACTGAGGACGAGACATGATTGCTGAACTGATAGCTATAATGCTGGCTTGCGACGGGGTCAGCATCACCACTCCATCGCAGACCCCAAACAGCCAATATGCAGAGGGCTTTCACAACCAAAACGCCCATTCCCGGCTCCATGACCTTCAGCGCATCAATGAACGCCTGCATGTCGAGATTGACGGGGATGTCGTGCGCGTAAAGATGCCTCCATCCATGGAGCCCGCCATTGCGGGGCGTGGCGATAATGGATGGCGAACTCTAACAGACACCGCCATCACCCCCGATTTCATTCGCGGTCGTCTCTCGTACAACTGGATAAACAGGCCTTCCGTCATCATTGATCGGCGGACGGGGGCAATCGACGTCACCCACAAAAGTCGCACCACGTCACTGGCGCGCTTCGAAGGGGCTTGTCAGCGGCTAGAGACTTGGCCCGACAGGCTCTTCTGAGCGACGATAGCCTCAGACGCATCAGATTGCTGACTGCATGGCTAAGGCTGAATGAGCCGCTACGACGAAGGGGGCCGCCTGCTGCTGGCGGCGAACTAAAGGGCGGCATGAGAATGATGAGAATTGTTGCACTTGCCCTCGCCCTGGCGGCCATGACCGCGTGCGCCACCACGACCTCCGCCCCAGATGAGTTCGCCATCTTGGAATGCGAGGCCAATGCCGACACGGGAGAGGTTCGGAACTGCACCCTGATCTCGCAGTCGGTCGAAGGGTCTGAGTTTGGCGCAGCGGCTGTCGAGATCGTTTCTCGTGGCACGCTCAAGCCGATCCGGGGCAAGCATGGCTGGCGCAAGATGAGGACGACGGTTCGAGGGACGCCGGAGCAGGCGGCCAGGCTGCATGGCCAAGGCGGGGGTGAGCGGGACTGATGTCTTCGAGCTAGAAGCAATCGCCTACACAAGTGATTTCCGCAATTTGTCAATGCATGCGAATCTGCTGCTTATGCACTGGAAACGACGGGTGAGAACATGGGTCTGCAAATGGTGAGCCCGCCGACTGACCGGGGACGAACGAAGTACGCCCCCCCGCGTCATGTCGTAACCAGCAGCCTAACCGAGGTTCTCAATAAAATTGGAAAGCCGCCCTTAGAAGGCAAGCAATTCTCGTTTATTTCTGAGAACCAGTCCACGGCAGATACGCACCTTTTTTATGCTGGTCAGCTCTCCCTCCTACAGAGACTGAGCGTTGCTGTGGTCGGTGCGCGCGCTGTGAGCAGTGATGGCGAAAAGCGCGCTCGGCGGATTGCACGAGAACTCGCCGAATCCGGCATAACAATTGTCTCAGGACTAGCAAAAGGCGTTGATGTCAACGCCCATCAGGCCACGCTCGCCTCAGGGGGGCGCACAGCTGCCGTGATTGGCACCCCCATAAATCAAGTGTATCCAGCTGAACACAAGGCGCTTCAACGAGATATCGGAGAGAATCACCTTCTGATCAGCCCTTTTGCAGAAGGCACGAAAGTTTACCCGTCCAATTTCCCAAAGCGAAACAGAGTAATGGCCGCACTGACTGACGGCACAGTCATCATCGAAGCGTCAGATAGCTCTGGCACTCTTCACCAAGCAGTAGAGTGTGAGAAGCTTGGTCGCTGGCTGTTTCTTCTGAAATCAGTAGTAGACAACCCATCTCTGGAGTGGCCCGCACGTTTCAGAAAGTACGAACGGACGGTCGTGGTCGAGCGCACGGAGGATATTCTTGACGTTCTTGCTCGCTGACCTTCCTACAATTACTGTCCACGCGCGCGCAGCATACCCATCATGGAAACCTGATGAGCATAGGTGGCGCGACCAAGATTATGACGCAAATTTCTTCACGAAGGCCATTAAAGCCGACCGTGAAAAATTAGGCAGTCGAGTTAAAAACCTTCCAGTAACTGGCGACGGGTCGCGAGTTAGGATTAGCGCGAACAACATCGAGAACGCGAGGTCGGCTTACGCCACATGGGCGGCTGGCAAGCTCAAAGAGCTGGACTTGCTCGACGCAGTGCTCGTTCCCATCCCGAATAGCGTAGGGATCGTCACAGCGGCGGATTTTAACACCGCCGCAATTGCCCGAGCCATTGCTGCCGCCACTGGCAGTCGGGCGAGTGTAAGCACCAGCCTACGTTTTATCGAGTATCGCCCTAAAGAGGGCCGAGAACGTCGCCCTGGAGCTCAGGAGCTCCGGGAGAACATGACTTTAGTTAGCAGCATTCCTTCTGGTCCGATCGTACTCATTGATGACGTGTTCACGCTTGGTCATCACATTACGGCGGCGAGTTGGCTAATGCCTCAAGGCCGAGATCCTAAGCACGCGATTGTCGCGTCCAGGACCATCAAGAAGCCTGTCGAGGACGTTTGGCAGGCCATTACTGAGGACCATTTCCCTTTTTGAGGATCCTTAGGAATCTGATGCGACAAGCTCCATCGGCACTGACTGATCTTCTGATTTCGCTACCGCATCATTCACAGCCTCGACCTTAAAGTTTGGTCGTCCGTTAGGCGGGAACGCCCCCTCGCCTCTCGCCTTCTCTCCTGAAGCGAGAGGAGAGAGAGTAATGTCCGAAACACCACGAGATCCGGCGTACCTCACCGACGAGGACGGGAAGCCGACACCCTTTCAAGCCGACACGGCGTCTAAGGGCGATCCAGCGGAACTGCTTCGAGGCGTAGGTCAGGAGAACATCACCGCCCGGTCGGCCAAGCCGAGACCATCAGACCCGCCGCCTGCCCCGCCGGTGCTGGATGATGACGCCACGCAGATGAAGAAGATCGAGGACGCTGCGGGTACGGAGCCTTCACCGCCGGGCGTCGCCGAGCCGGAAGGCGCACGCGAACTGCCCAAGCCGCCGCTTGCCGATCCGACCTGATGGCTCCGCGGCTCAAGCTCTTTGAGTGGTCGGACGGCTTCCACACCTTCACGGTGGCCGCCAGTTCACGCCCCAAGGCTTTGGCCGCCTGGGGCAGCAGCCAAGATCTCTTCGCCACCGGCTTGGCCAAGGAAATCGACGAGAGCCCCGACGCTGACGCCGCCAAGGCTTCGCCAGGCACGGTGATAGAGCGCAAGCTCGACGTAAAGCTGCCAGCAGCCTCTCCCAAGAAGGGAGGGACGAAACGCGCGAGACAGCCCAGCGCCGCCGATCGAAGGCGGGTGGAAGAGGCTGAGCGCGCCTTGGACGACCTGGACGCCACGCACCATGAGGCCGCGCGGCAGTTGGATGAAGAGTTGCAAGCCCTGAGAGAGCGCCGGGAGGAGGAACGAACGGCCTATGAAGCTCAGCGAGAGAAGCTGCACGCGCGCCTGGAGAAGGCTCGCGCTAAGCTCTAACCATCGACGCCTTCTTCGTCTTCATCGTCCTCTGCCTCGAAATCTGCGAACACGAGCTGCATCTCAACCCTCACCTCGTCCATCGTCTGCTGGACCCAGGCGTGAAGAGCGCGGACGTTCTTCTCAGCCGACACAGCGTCTGGCGAGAACAGGCGCTCCATGACATCCGTCAGGGCTTGGTTTCTGCCCATGAGAACGCCAGCCCGATAGATCGGGTCGTCTGAAGGGTCGATGTCATCGTCTTCGTCCATGGCCAGAAGACTATCACCCCCGGCTCAATTGGAAACGGCGGCCCCGTCAGGAGCCGCCGTCTTTTACGACGGGCCGCGGTTAGGCTACGAGCCACCGCAGAGAAGCTTTAAAGCTTAGGCCCGGCGCCTGTGGGCTAGTTCCTGTGACTGATGCCGCGCCGTCCGACCAATCGCCTTGGAGGTTGATCGTCACAACGTCCACCCCAAAGACGGAGGGCATGTGCGCGGCGTGTCGGCCTGTGGTGATGGTGGCCGAAAAGCTGCCCCCGTCAACGGCATAGGTGCCTGTATAGAAAAGCGCGGAATCGCCTCCACGGACGCACCCGTCATGCAGCACGATCACCCCATCGCCTTGCCCCATGGGGGTCGCAAAGCTTACAGCGTAAAGACCGTTCTTCATGATCCCGCTCCTTACAGCGCGCACTGCTTCGTGCGCTGGGCCTCTTGGATGCCCTGGATCCGCGCACGGATAGCCTTGTCGGCATCGGACTTCGCCATGGCATTGCCGATGCCGTAGTCGCCCAGGAAGCCAGCAACCGAGCGCCAGTCGAAGTCGGCAGTCTCAGCCACTTGGGTCTGGATTTGGTTCGCGCGGATCAGCTCAAGGCGCAGGTCGTTGCAGTCCATGGCTTCAGCCTCGGCCGACGACCACTGCGTGGCGATGGGATAGCGCTTCGTTGCGCAGGCAGACGTGACGGATGCGGCGACGACCAGCGCCGCCACGATGGCGATCTTCTTCATTCGGGATGCCCCAGAGATATGCGCCCAAGCCCCCTGCTCGGACATAACGCTGTCATATCACGTTGTTTTCATCCGTCTAGATAACGCAGGTCAGTAACGGGCGTTTTCGATCCGCTAGGCTGCATCCTCGTCTATTGCGTCTCGTGCCGAGGGGTCGACCTGGGTCCAAACGTCCCCAGCAGCACTGCAGTCGATCTTGAAATAGGCGATATCGCCCGGAGGGGGATCGGGCTCGATAGCTGGAACGTCGCCATACACCTCGACCATGCGAGGCTCCTCCCAAAGGTCGATGTCGGGATAGCCCACAACCGAAAACACGGCGACGCCGTGAGCGCCCGTGAACAGGGCCTGACCGCCTTCGATCGCGCGCTCGCGGTTTAGAAACTGATGAACCTCGCCACCTGTGAGGGCTCCTCCTCGATGCCAAAAGGCCTGTGCGCAATAGATCGTTTTCCGGGCCATTCTGGCTCTCCTTCTCGTCCATGGTCGCGTTAACGAATCAACGTTCGCGCTCAGGAGTCGAGTCAGGCACTGCCCGGCCACGTCCGTTTCTGGCGCAACCGAAAAATACGAAGAAGCGTATTTTGGACTTGCGTGAATACGAAGTTTCGTATTTCCTCTCTCCATCACCGGGAGAGACCTCATGTCCATCCAATCCACGAACGACCGCGTCGAAGCGCCTGCCCTGGCCGCGAACGACGATGCCCCGAAACTGAACAAGCGCCAGCTCGCCAAGGCGGCGACGCGCGAGAAGCTGCTGCAGACCGCCCGCGTCCTCTGGGCTCCGGCGGGCAGCTATGAACCCGTCACGATCCGCGACATCGCCGCTGCCGCTGGCATATCCACCGGCTCGATCTTCGCGAACTGGTCGGGCAAGGAAGCGCTGTGGCGCGACGCCATGGGCTACGAGCCGCCGGTGGACTGCGAGGCCGTCCGCGCCGCGCTGAAGGCCCAGGCCGCGCAAGCACGGTGGGCTGCGTAATGGGCCCGGCAACCTTCATCCCAGGCGAAGCCGTCCTGATCCCCGCGCGCGTCGTGCATCCTGTTGGCGCTGGTCTGGGCGATTGGGGCCGCGCCCTCATCGAGACTCGCTGGAGCCAATACACCCTCGCCTTCATCGGTGACGCCGTCACCCACGGCTTGGCGCGCGGCGTCATCCTTGCCCCGGCCAATAGCGGCGCGGGAAAGTGGGACGTGCAGGTAGAGAACGGTCTCGGGGGCGTCGTAATCACAGTCCCGGGCGACATGCTCGCCTCGGCTCTCGAGCCTCTGCGGAGCGCTGCGTGATGCAACACATCTCCGAAGTCATGCCGGGCGTCGTGGCCGGGATTGCCAAGGCCGGGAACGTGAACCTCGCCCTGATCCCGCCGAGCCGCCAGCCGCTGTTCGTCGTCGAGGGTCCGAAAATTCTGGACCGCCGCACCCGCCGCCGGATGACGGTCGATCAGGCCACGCAGGAAATGCTGCGCCTCGCCGGTGAACTGGCAGCGGCCGAAGACCCCGGCCTGTTGATCCCGGTCGTCAATGCTCTGGCTTGGGCGATCCGGGACGCGCGGGAAGCTGAGAACGACCCCCTGCCCCCAGCGAGCATGGCGCGAGCCGCCTGATGCGCCGCGCCCTCGAGAACGGCGCCGCCATAGCCGCCTGCATCCTTTTCACCGTCGCCGTTGCGATCGTCGCCGGCGCTCTATCCGAACCGAGGTGGCCATGAACCGCGAAGCCTCCACCGACTATCAGGCCGTCAACCGCGTCGGCCGGATCGTGAAGACCTTCTCCGACATCGAGATCGGCCGGGCCTGGGTCCGCGAAAACTCGTCGTTCTACGGCCGTCTGGAACTGCTGGAGGTCGAGACTGTCGTCACCACGCGCCGGGTCTATCGGCCGCGCCCGAAGCCCGTCCAGACCTTTAACATTCCGGTCATTGGAGCGGCGGCATGAATATCCTCCCTTGGGACGGAAAGCCCATCAGCGCGCCCGGCGTCTACAGCGGCGTTCCGATGTCAGTGTATCACTCGGCCGACCTGTGCGTCGGGCCGTCGATCTCGTCCTCCGGCCTGCGGACCATCTTCGACCCGTCGCAGGGCCCGATGGCCTACTGGGTCTACAGCCCAATGAACCCGATGCGCCAGGAGCGCCCTGACAGCGAGGCGTTCATCCTCGGCCGGGCAGCGCACCACTTGTTCCTTGGCGAGGCCGACTTCGGTCGACACTTCACCGTCGAGCCTGAGACGTATCCCGACGCCAAGACGGGCCAGCCTAAGGCATGGAGCAACAACTCCAACTTCGCGAAGGAATGGCACGCGCACGTCGCATCTGAAGGCCTGACGGTCCTGTCGCGCAAGCAACTAGAGCAGATCAAAGGCATGGCGGGCGCCTTGTCCTGGCAGAAGGGGCTAGAAGACAGCGGCCTCGCTAACAACGCAGTGGTTCAGGCTGGTGCCCTGCGCGGCCTGATCGAGCACTCCATCATCGCCCAGGACGAAGAGACCGGCGTATGGCTGAAGTCGCGGCCGGACGTCATCCCCACGGCTTCGCTGGAGTTTAACGACTTCAAGACGTCGAACGACGTGTCCGACGAAGCGATCCGCAAGACGCTCGATAGCTATCGCTACGACATGCAAGCCGACCTCGCTTCCGTCTGCCTAGAGCAGGCTATCGGCAAGCCGTTCGAGAGCCACGCTTTCATCTTCGCATCCAAGGCTGTCCCGCACGCCACCAACGTCGCGGAGCTGGACAGCGAAGACCTGGCGGAGGCGGCGAAGGACAACCGCACCGCCCTGCGCACCTTCGCCAGATGCATCGACACCGGCCGTTGGCCGGGCCCCGCCGGAATGCGCGGCGATGCCGCGGTGATCGGCCGCTCCCCCTGGAACCGCAATCGCGCCGCTGACCGCCGCGCCTATCTCGAACGGGAACTCGCCGCATGACCGACGCTGCCACCAACATCGCCGTCATCGAGCGGCAGCCTAGGTCCGTGCTGGTCGACATGTCCGGCCGCTACGGCATGGAGCCCGCCGCCTTCGAGGCGACCCTTCGCGCCACCGTGTGCAAAGGGAACGTCTCCCGCGAAGAGTTCGCCGCCTTCCTGCTGGTCGCCAAGGAATACGGTCTGAACCCGATGACCAAGGAGCTCTACGCCTTCCCGGCGAAGGGCGGCGGTATCCAACCGATCGTGTCGATCGACGGCTGGGCTCGGATCATCAACGACCACCCCATGTTCGACGGCATGGAGTTCGAGGATGTGCGCGATGTCGACGACCTGATCGCCATCACCTGCAGGATGTATCGCAAGGATCGTAGCCGCCCCATCGAGGCGACTGAATATATGGGTGAGTGCCGTCGCGGCACCGAAGTCTGGAAGACCTGGCCGCGCCGCATGTTGCGTCACAAGGCAATGATCCAGTGCGCCCGCTACGCCTTCGGCTTCTCCGGCATCGTTGATCCCGACGAGTTCGAACGCATGGAGAGCGCCCGCGATGTGACGCCGCGCACGACCGGCATGCGCGCCCGCCTTGAGGCTCGCGCCGCAGGTGCAGACGGCTTCGATCCCGAACAGGTTGCCAATGACCTCAACCGTTTCGACGCGGACCCCTCCTCCGACGCCGCGTCGAACAAGCCCGCGTCTGATCCCGCCCCCGACCCGTCAGACGCGGGCGACCCTTTCCCCGGCGATCTCCCCCCCGCCGAGGATACGACAGCCAGCGGCGCTGAGGCCGACGCCGATGAAGGCACGTCGCTGGCTGTCGACACTATCGCTTGGGCAGATGGCCTGATCGCTGACCTGCCCTTCCTGCGGCCGGAGCAGATCGAAGCCCTCGAAACCGACCGGAAGGAGCTGGCGAAGTTCGCCGTCCTGAAGGCCACCGACATGGCGAAGGCGCGCGAGCTGGAAGCCGCCATCACTGCCGCGAAGGAGGGCTGAGCCATGATGCGCGCTTACGAACAAGTCCTCCGCGTCGTCGATCTGGAAACGACCGGGCTGGAACCGCCTGCGGCCGAGATCATCGAGCTTGGCTTCCAAGACGTCCGCCAAGGCGAGTGGGGCGATTGGCTTCTCGACGACGACACCTGTGGTCAGGCGCTGTTCGGCTGCGAGCGGCCTTGCCCGCCCGAGGTGATGGCCGTCCACCACATCCTGCCGTGGGAAATCAAAAACCGGCCGCTCTTCCAGTCGCGCTCCGCTGAGGACTGGATGGAGAGCCGCGCCTTCGGTCGATCCGCTGATGTCTACGTCGCGCACAACAGCAAGTTTGAGCAGGCCTTCCTGCCGGACTTCCGCGCGCTCGACGGCTCGACCCCGGCAAAGTGGATCTGCACATACAAGGCGGCGCTCCGCATCTGGCCGGAAGCCCCGGCTCACACGAACCAGGTGCTTCTCTACTGGCTTGGGCTGCACAAGGAGATCGACGAGGAGCGGCGTCACCCGCCGCACCGCGCCCTTCCCGACGCCTATGTCACTGCGCACATCCTCTGTCGGCTCCTGCAGAAGGCGACCGTTGCCGAACTGATCCAGTGGACGGGCGAGCCCCCGCTCATGCCGACGTGCCCCATCGGCAAGTTCCGCGGCCAGAAGTGGGCCGACGTCGAGGCGGGCTTCCTGAACTGGATGCTCGCCCAGGCGACGATGGAGGAAGACCTCAAGTGGAACGCCCGCCGCGAGCTTGAACGCCGGAGGTCGCAATGACCCCCGCCGACCAGATCGAGAAGCGCCGCCCGCTCACCCGCGCCGAGTTCGGCCAGTTGATGATCGACCAGGAGGGCCGTTGCGCCTGCGGCTGCGGTGAAAAGCTCCAGCCCATGACCGAGGGCGTCATAGACGAGCACCTGCGCGCCCTCGCCCTTCTGGGGACGAACGCGCTCGCCAACCGCGCCCTCTACCGCAAGCCCTGCGCCCGGAAGAAGACGGACGAGCAGGACACGCCCCGCATCGCCAAGGCCAAAGCCCAGGCTGGCGAGACCGGCCAATACGCCCGCCGCCAGAAGCGCGGCCACGGCTCCATTCAATCACGCGGCTTCGACAAGAGCCGGACCAAGCGGTTCGACGGCTCTGTTGTAGCGCGCCCTCAGAAGGCCCACGACCATGCCTGAATCAACCAAGAGCCCGGCAGAGGTGTTGGAGGCGGCTGCTGATCTGCTGGAGAAGCCTGGGGCGTGGACGCAAAATGAGTTCGCTCGTGATGCCGTGGGACGAGTTGTCTACCCTACGTCGACCCTCGCGACCTGCTGGTGTGTGCGCGGCGCGATTGCGGCGGTCAACGAGGAAGAGGACGACCACGCGGCCAATACTCGCAACTGGAAGGCGGCCGCAAAGCTGCTGGGCTTCCATGATGTCCACGACATCGAGCAATGGAACGACACGCCGGGCCGCACCCAAGCCGAGGTCGTCGCCGCCCTTCGCGAAGCTGCCCGCCAAGCCTCCCGCCGCGGGGGTGAGGCATGAGCGCCCTGGCGAAAGCGGCCTATCATGGCACGCCCATCACGCCGAACGCGGTCCTTCAGGCGCTCGGCTTCCGCGACTACTGCGTTTCCTACTACCGCCCTGATCAGGTCGAGTGGATCGATGCCAACGCCCGGTCGTGGTTTGCGGACAACGGCATCTTCTCCGCTTGGATGAAGGGGACCGAGTTCAGCGACGCCTACTGGCAGACCTACTACGATTTCTGCCGCCGCTGGTGCTTGGACGGAAACTGCTCATGGGCTGTCATCCCTGACCCCATCGGCACCGGCACCCAAGAACTAGACTATTTCATCCGCGAGTGGCCCGCTGACCTGCGCGACTATGGAGTGCCGGTCTATCACCTGGACGAGCCAATCCACCGGGCCGTGAACCTGCTGGAGCGCTTCGGTCGCCTGTGTGTCGGAGCGACCGGCGAATATCGCGAGATCCTGTCTGCACCGTTCTGCGAACGCATGGACGAACTGTTCAACACGATCTACGCGGCTTTCGGCACCATCCCGCCGATACACTTCTTCCGAGGCCTCCAACTCCTGAAACCGGGCTGCGATTGGCCGATCACATCGGCCGACAGCACGGACATCGCGCGCAACCATAACCGGCTCAAGCGCCTGGGCGACCTTCACCTGTGGGCGGTCCAGCAGGCCGCCGGGCGATGGGATGCTATGGCCGCTCGTCGGGACACCATTTGGCCGCCTGAGCGCCTGTCGCAACGCCAGCTTTTCGGAGCAGCGGCATGAGCGGGGTGAAGCATACGCCGGGACCGCTTGTCCCTATCGACGGCCAGTCCTTCGCGAGCGAGCAAGACTGGATCAACCGCGCGTCTCGCGTCCTGACCGCGCACCCGTCCTACAACAACACCGAGCATGGCGAGTCAAAGGGCTGGCGTGGCCAACACTTCGCGGCCTTGTGCTTCGACCAGGCTGGAAACCGGATGCGGTGGGGCGGTGACTTCATGCGCGCCACCAAGGAAGCGACCTATCCCGTCTGGTGGATTTGGCCGGACCAGATCGTGTCCATCGCCCGCGCCCGTGGTGAGCAGGACGGGGGTGGGGAATGATCTACGGATCCGTCTGTTCCGGGATCGAAGCCGCGTCCGTCGCCTGGCGCCCGCTTGGCTGGCGAGCCTCCTTCCTGTCCGAGATCGAGGCGTTCCCACGCGCGGTCCTGCAACATCATTATCCAGAGGTGCCGCTGCATGGCGACTTCACGACGATCCGCGCAGGCGAATACGACCCAATCGACCTTCTGGTCGGAGGAACACCTTGCCAGTCTTTCAGCGTCGCCGGCCTGCGAGGCGGACTGGATGACGACCGTGGCAACCTGGCCCTCGAATATCTTAGGCTGGCTGACCGACTGCGGCCCCGATGGCTGGTTTGGGAGAACGTCCCCGGCGTCCTGTCATCGAACGGAGGACGGGACTTTGGAGCCATTCTCGGGGGCATGGTCGAACTCGGGTATGGGTTCGCCTATCGAGTTCTTGACGCTCAGTTCTTCGGAGTGGCCCAGCGACGCCGCCGTGTGTTCGTTGTCGGATACCTTGGAGACTGGCGACGTGCCGCAGCGGTTCTATTTGAGCGCCACAGCCTGTCGGGGCATCCTGCGCCGCGCCGAGAAGCGGGGAAAGCAGCTCCCACCATCCCTAGCCGCAGCTCTGCTGGCGGTGGCCTCGGAACCGACTTCGATTGCGACGGGGGCCTGATTTCAACGGAGGAGGTTGCCGATACGCTCGCGGTCGGGGCCAATCAGACAACTGGCTTTCAGTCCCCGAGCTTGGTCGCATCGACCGGCAGCATAGCCCACTGCCTGAATGCCGGCGGTATGGGCCGCCAAGACTACGAGACCGAGACGCTCATCGCCCACACCCTCAAGGGCGAGGGCTTCGACGCCAGCGAGGACGGGACGGGACGCGGGACACCGATCGTGCCGGTCCATGCCATTCAGGAGCGTGCAGTCAGCACAAACATGAATGCTGGCCCTCAAGGCGCCGGTCATCAAGAGGGCATTGCTTACACGCTTGAGGCGAGGAACCGGGTCCAGGCTGTAGCCTTCGCCCTTCGCGGTCGTGAAGGCGGCGCCATGCCGGAAGTCTGCGAGAACGGATCTGTCGGAACGCTGCGGGCCGCTGATGGCGGGTCGAGCCGGGATTACGTGGCGACGGTCGCCCCGACGCTGCGAGCGGGCGGCAATGCGACGGGTGGAGACCGACCTTATGGAACGGACGTGGACACCTGCGAAAGCTTGCTTGGTGGCTCAGCCGTCCGGCGCCTGACGCCCCGCGAGTGCGAGCGGCTTCAAGGTTTCCCCGACGACTACACCCTGATCCCCTACCGCAAGGGCCAGGCCGCTGACAGACCTCGCTACAAGGCCCTCGGCAACTCCATGGCGGTCCCTGTCATGCGCTGGATCGGAGAGCGCATCGCCAAGGTGGACGCCATTCCTCACACTCAGATCGAAAGGTCAGCAACATGACCACCCCTCGCGTTACCGTGCCGGAAGCGAAAGTGTATATCGACTGCGAGTTTGACGGACATGGGGGTCCGCTGCTCAGCATGGCCTTAGTCCGTGACGATGGACGCTCGATCTATCTCTGCGTTCCAGATGCGCCAATGACGCTTACGTCGTGGGTTAAGGAAAACGTCTGGCCCCTCGTCCATATGTCGTTGCCGGTGGGCCGAACCGTAGCCTTCGTCAACGACTGGGGGCCGCTCGTCCGGTCGTTCCTTGGGAACGAAGCCCCCATCATTATTGCTGACAGCCCCGTGGACATCGGGCGGTTCTGTGCGGTGCTTTCGACCGGCGCTGACGGTGGGTGGGCCTCAACAGACTACCCGAGAGTGACTTGCGAAGTCCACAACGTGGACTGCTACCCGACCGGCCTCCCAGGCGCTGTCCAGCACAATGCATGGTGGGACGCTATGGCTCTTCGCGAAGCTCTTCGCCCATTGATCTCCGCAGCCCCCGCGCCGGAAGGCGGGGCGGTGAGCGAAAGGCTCGCTGAAATAGCCACCTGGACCGACGAAGAGTGGGAGACCGTGTTCGCTCATCGTCCCGATTTGCGTGACCGTATGCGCGCCACCCTCGCCACCCGCGAGGAAGCCCCGGCAGAGGCGGGGGAGGTCGATGCGGGGGTGATCCAACGTCTGAACGATCTGGCGGCACTTCTCGAAGGGTTGGCCGCGTCTGCCCGCAGGGATGCTGGTCAAAAAGACGCCACCGCGTCAGGTGCAGCCGCCATGACAGGGTATCTGTTCGCCGCCGTCGCCAACGAAGGGGCGGCCGAGAAGGTGCGCGCTATTGTTGCCGCCCTCCGCGCCCAGCCGCAAGCCCGCGAGGAAGCGCAGCCGGTGGCGGATGCGGTCGAGCCTATCGAGCGAGCCATTGCCGCGCTGAAACGGCATATCTCGGCTATTCAGGCCGCCAAGCAAGGCGGCGGAAGTTCATCGCCGATCACCGATTGCATCAACGGCCTGCCCGGTATCGTGCGATGGATTGAGAGCGGCCTGTTCAATGTCGAGGCGGCTTTCGAGCATTACGAAGCCACCCCACCCGCGCCAGAGGCTGAGAAGCTGCGGGCAGTCGAGGCGTTGGAGGCCATCGAAAAGATCAGATCAGAAATGGTTATGGTGCCGATTGACAGCGAGGCCGCTAATGCGTGGGCCAATGCGCTCGGAAGGGCGGCAGACATGGCAGCCGAAGCCCTCGCCGCCCTGCAAGCCGAACAGGGGGCGACGTGATGGCTATCGTCAACATCAGCGAGGCGGATTACGGGGTGCTGGCGTCGGCCTGCTTGAACGCCCGAGATCGCGGCGACATGGAGGAAGCTGCGGCGCTGAACCTGATTTGCAGGAAGGCCGACCGAGCCCTGTCCGGCAACACGGCAGGAGCGCAACTTGCGAAGGCGATGGGGGCCAAAGCGCCACGTCAACGCGGCTACGGCCCCCTGGACCTAGACCCACTGCAAGCCGAACAGAAAGGCGGTGCGTGATGTCAGACGCATATCGAGCAATCTACGACGCGGCAAACCTTCAGCTTGGCGGGCTGTCTTACCTGCACAGCCACATCCAGCAGGAGGTCTATTCGGTCTCCCACGCCATGCAGGCACCGCACGTCCTGCTACGTCCGGCTATCTTCCCCGACGGAAACCAATGGTGCGCCCTGTATGGCGAAGACCTTCAGAATGGCGTCGCCGGCTTCGGGGACACGCCAGCCAAGGCTGCGGCCGCTTTCGACAAGGCGTGGTTCGAGGGGCGTATTAGCCTGCAAGCCGAACAGGGGGCTAAGTAATGGACCGTCCTCTCACCCCGCGCGAGAAGGTGGAACTGAAGCCGTGCCCGTTCTGTGGGGGCTATCACTTGAAATGCCTCAAGGTATTTTCGGAGGACGAGCCCAGCTATCAGATCGGCTGGCAGACCTTTTGCGAGGTTTGTCACGCTCACGGACCGGCCTCCGTGCGGATCGGCTGGTGCGAAACCGAAGCCGACGCACAGGTTGCCTGGAACCGGCGCGCAGCCCTCGCTTCATCCGGCGATCATGCGGAACTGGCGAGACTGGCTGAGGCTGCGACGGAAGTGGTGGCGGCTCGTGACGCGCTGACGGCACACTCTAGCACTTGGAAGCGCCTCGATAAGGCGACTGTCGCATACAGCAACGCTATCAATCGCCTCGAACCCGCCGTCGTCCTAGACCTCCTCGCAGAGATCGCGGCGCTGCGGGCTGAGAACACCGAAGCAGAGCGCAAGCTGGCTGAGGCGGCGGGGCTGTTGCGGGAGGCGATAGCAGAACACTCGCACCTGAACGACGTTGAGGCGTTTGAAGAGCTTGGGAACGTCGCTGCGACCGAACTCATCGCCGTCCGCACCTTCCTCAGCAAGGAGGCCGAACGTGGGTGAGCGCACAAGAACGCTGCTGGTCGCCATTACGGTCGCACTGATCTTTCAGGGTCTGCGACATGTGATCGGCGTGACACCGACACTGATTATCGCCGCATGCGCCATGTGCTTCTGCATCGGCGCTTTCTGGGGCGCAGGAGCAATCAAGAAGGACCGCGCCAATGACTGACCCCATGGAACTGGTGGGGCGGCTGGAAGACCCGAACTATCGCGGACCGATGCAGCACCTGCGCGACTGGTCAGAAATCGACCGGCTGTTCACCGAAGCCGCCGCCTGCATCCGCGAGATGGTGGAGAGCCTCGAAGATGCGCGCACGAATGTCAGAGCATTCGCCGCGCCGTGGGCTGTGACGTTCGCGCGAGAGCGCGGATACCCAGACGGCGCGCTGCACTTCGCTCACTACGACATTCTCGCCAAGGCTGGTGCTCGCATGACCGACTTCACGCGACACCTCCCCTCCAGCACCAGGAGCAGAAGCATGACCGATCACTTTTCTCCGAACGCGAGCCGGATGGGGGGTTTCCGAGTGCTGGTTTGCGGAGGTCGCGACTTCTCAGATTATCAGCTTCTTGCGGGCGTTTTGGACCGCCTTCATGACGAGAACCCAATAGCCGCCATCATCCACGGCAACGCGAGAGGCGCTGACACCCTCGCGCATCAGTGGGCAATCAAGCGCGGAGTTGGAGGCTGGGCCTGTCCGGCAAACTGGAGCCGAGACGGCAAGCGCGCAGGCCCTCTGCGCAACCAACGGATGCTTGGGCATCAGCCTGACCTAGTCGTCGCTTTTCCGGGCGGGCGCGGCACCGCCGATATGATTGGGCGCGCTGAGAAGGCTGGCGTTCACGTCATAAAAATCGAGGACACCACCCATGACCGCTGACCTGTCCGCCCTCATCGCTAGGCTGGAGGCTGGTCCGGCACGGCTTCTCGATGCGCTGGATGAGTGCAAGCGCCACAACGACAGGGGCCTCCTCTTCTGGTGGCGTGAGAAGTCGATGACCGCCCTCGAAAGCATGGGACTGGCTGAGAAGTGGACGCCGCCATCGGTGGCTGAGCGGCCGCGTCTGTCGTCTAGGCCGTGGCGCCTGACCTCAACCGGCATCGCAATCCTTCGCGCCAAACAGGGAGAGGGGGAATGACGCAGCAGTTCGTGGATGCCTTTTACGCTCAGAACGGCCCGTGCTGCGCTGGCTGCGACTTCTGGCGCTGGATCAACACGCGCATCGGAGAGTGCATCCGTATGCCGCCCAACCAGTCGCACGACGCGGCGGTTGGCCTGGGCATAGAGGGATGCTCCCTGCCGCGCTCAACCTCCAACCTGACCGCGCGGGACCATCTGTGCGGCGAGTTCAGGGATCAACCAGAATGACCCCCATCGTCCTGATCTGCGCCACCAACAACGCCCGCCTCAGAGGAAAGGGGACTTGGCAATGAGCGTCGCGAACGACAACCTTTCCGACCGTCTGGCCTTCGGGGTGGAGGAAGCGGCCACCGTGATGAGCGTCGGCAAGTCCACCATCTGGCGCTGGATTCATGGCAAGAAGGTGCGCACCGTCAAGCTCGGCGGCCGGACCCTCATTCCCCGCGAGGAGCTTCTTCGCCTTCTGGAGCCGGAAGCGGCCTGA